AATACGGACGAAGACTCCGATTCATTTGATACTGCTGCAACTGCTGGAAGCACAACAAACGGTACATCAGGAATTATTACTACCACAGAAATTACTATAACTACCATAGATTCAGTTGCAGCGGGAGATCCTTTCCGTCTTAAAGTATTTCGTGATGCAGACGGAACATCAGGAACAGATGACATGACAGGTGATGCTGAACTTGTTTCAGTAGAAGTGCGAAGTGCATCATAATGGCACAGGAATTTCTCAATTACACCGATCCAACATTAACTTATGATGATTACATCAGCGGTGCTGCAACGCTTTCTGCTGCGTATCCAGTAACAATGAATGTATGGTTCTACCCACCAAGTGCCTCTGTAACTGGATTTGTGAATGTGGTAGGCGTAGGAAATGGTTCCGATGTAAGCCACCACCGCCTACGCATCAACAACACTACAATTAGAGTAAGTGCAGTAACTGTTGATACGGTTGCCTCAACGACTGCCGTAGCAGCAACCACAAATTATACTGCTAGTGCGTGGAACATGGCAACCTATGTATGCACCTCTGCTACAAGCAGAACCGTGTATGTGAACGCGGGCAGTTCTGGAACAACAACTGTCAGCAGAACAGTTACCGCACCAACAAACTGGTCAATTGGGGGATATTACCAACTGGCACCAATTCCTAATTATGAAGGGTATCTTGCAGAGTTTTCCGTATGGGATGCAGCACTAACGGCAGACGAAATCACTTCTCTCTACAGAGGCACAAAAGCAGATGGCATTCGTCCCCAAAACCTGAAAGTATATGTTCCACTTGTAAGAAACCACACGGACACAAGAGGGCTAACCACTTCAATCACCAGCAATTTTCCGTCTGGAGCAACAGTAAAAGATCATGTGAGGAGATACGGATGAGTACATACGCATACATCCACGACAATAAAATCGTTGAACTCAAAGAGATTTCAGATACCCTCTACAGTTCTTGGATTGCAGAAAGCAATCCGAAGAAAGATTGCTATAGGTTGGTTGTCTACACACAGCAACCAAGTGTTTCTTCCACAGAGGTAGCAGAATCATCTTTTACAATAAACCAAACCACAGTAAATCAGGTATGGACTATACGAAACAAGACGGCAGATGAGTTGCGAATTACTTGGACTGCATATCAATTCTTGAATCGCTTTACATACGCAGAACGAGCAGCATATAGAGTTGCAGCAAAAACAGATGATATTGTGGCTGATTTTATGGGGCTTGCACAAGCAGCACAAGAAGTACTTTCTGATGATCCAACTACTATTCAGGGCATGGATTATTTGGTTTCAATTGGTGTGCTAACACAACAAAGAAGAAATGAAATATTGTCTAATTCTTGACAAATATTTATGACGATGATATACTTTTAACATTCACTTTCTACTACAAATCACTTGCTTTGTTGGGGTAATCGGAGTATCATTCGCTCTAAATATCCTCACCCACTAACTAGGAGAAACACATGAGCGAACACGGACTTCCCACTTTGTACCAGGATTTCATCCATCTTTCGCGCTACAGCCGATGGATTGAATCGGAGAATCGCAGAGAGTCATGGGAAGAGACAGTTGCTCGGTACTTTGACTTCTTTGAGAAGCACCTTGGCAATAAGATCACCAAGGAGCAGCGCGAGGAGTTGGAGACAGCCGTCCTCAATCTTGAGGTCATGCCTTCCATGAGAGCATTGATGACTGCTGGTCCTGCTCTTGAGCGAGATCATGTTGCAGGATACAACTGCGCCTTCGTTGCAGTCAATCGCGTTCGTTCGTTTGATGAGATACTGTATGTTCTCATGTGCGGAACAGGCGTAGGCTTCAGCGTGGAAAATCATTTTGTGCAGAAGTTGCCAACAGTTGCAGAAGAGTTCTTCCCAAGCGATACCGTCATCGTTGTTGAAGATTCCAAGATCGGTTGGGCAAAGGCATACAAGGAATTGGTCAGTCTTCTCATCTCTGGTCAACTTCCAAAGTGGGATGTCTCCAAGGTTCGTCTTAAGGGCGCACGGCTGAAGACATTCGGCGGTCGTGCATCTGGTCCAGAACCACTCGTTGATCTTTTCAAGTTTACATCCGACACCTTCCAAAAGGCAAAGGGTCGCAAGTTGACATCTATTGAATGCCACGATATTGTCTGCAAGATCGCAGAGATCGTTGTTGTTGGTGGCGTTCGCCGTTCTGCTCTCATCAGTCTGTCGGATCTGAATGACGAGCGTATGCGTAATGCAAAGGTCGGTCAATGGTGGGTGATTGATCCCCAACGCGCACTCGCCAATAACTCTGCTGTCTATCAGGAGCGTCCTGAAATCGGAACATTCATGGACGAATGGGTATCGCTCTATAAGTCAAAGAGCGGTGAGCGTGGCATCTTTAATCGTGATGCATCCAAGCGTCAGGTTGAGAAGTTGGGTGATCGCCGTGATCCAAACTTTGACTTCGGAACCAATCCTTGCAGCGAAATCATCCTGCGCGACCGTGAATTCTGCAATCTATCCGAAGTTGTAGTTCGTCACGATGACACCCCCGATGATTTGGTTCGCAAGGTCAAACTTGCTGCCATCCTTGGCACATGGCAAGCCTCACTCACCAACTTCCGCTACATCTCAAGCGAGTGGAAGAAGAACTGCGAGGAAGAGGCTCTGCTTGGTGTATCGTTGACAGGCATTCTTGATAATCCCTATCTTCGTAGCGAGAATGGATTGGAAGTTCTTCTTGGTCATATGAAGCAAGCAGCCATTGAGACCAACGCAAAGTGGGCAAGGAAGTTGGGCATCAGTCCTGCTGCTGCCATCACCTGTGTCAAGCCAAGCGGTACGGTATCGCAGTTGGTAGATGCTGCAAGCGGCATCCATGCTCGTCACAACGAGTACTACATTCGCACCGTCCGTGCAGACCGCAAGGATCCGATCTGTCAGTTTATGATTGATCAGGGCATCCCCGCAGAGCCTTGTGTCATGCGTCCTGACCACACGATGGTCTTCTCATTCCCAATGAAGTCACCTAAGGGTTCGCCCACTCGCAATGATTTGACTGCGATTGAGCATCTTGAACTTTGGAAGATGTATCAAGACTTCTGGTGTGAACACAAGCCATCGGTCACCATCACCGTCCGCGAACACGAATGGTTGGAAGTCGGTGCATGGGTATACAAGCATATTGACAGTATCTCTGGTATCTCTTTCCTACCACACTCTGAACACTCCTACAAGCAAGCCCCATATCAGGATTGCACCAAGGAAGAATACGAGGCAATGATAGCGAAGATGCCAAAGAGTATTGATTGGTCGCTTCTTTCAAATTATGAGAAGGAAGATACCACAAAGGGAACGCAGACCTTTGCTTGCAGCGCAGGGGTATGCGAAGTAGTGGATCTAACTCAATCGTGATGATAAATACTCCTGCTTGAAGATCGCAGGAATCGATTACTCCCTCTGCTCACCAGCCATTACCGTTCATACCGGTGATGGCTTTTCACTTTCTCAATGCAAGTCACACTACCTCACCGAAACCAAGAAACACGCAACTGTGTATACGGCTTCAGGATTGTATTGCAGAGGATGGGACTATCCTGAATGGGAAGTCTATGAGTTTGGTAGAGGCGAAGATCGTTACGACAAGATTTCAAATTGGGCATTGGATCTTGTCAAGGATTGCGATCTTGTCTACATGGAAGACTACGCTCTTGGAGCCAAGGGTAAAGTCTTCAATCTTGGCGAAAACGGTGGATTGTTGAAATGGAAGATGTGGAAAGCAGGAGTTCCATTCCATCTTGTCGGTCCCACCGTTGTCAAGAAGTTTGCAAGTGGCAAGGGCAACGCCGACAAGGATAAGATGTATGATGCCTTTGTAAAAGAAACAGGGGCTAACCTCCAAAAAGAGATCAGCCCCGATTCCAAGAAAGTAGCGAGTCCCGTATCAGATATCGTGGACTCTTATTTCATCTGCAAGTACGGTTACAGTACCCTGCTCCAAAACTGATTACGCTCACGCCTCTGCGCCCGTGCGCTCTCGGGCGCGTATGCCCACTCGGGCGTGTGTGCGTGTACACCCGCGTGTGCGCGTATGCGTGTGAGGCGTTCTGTCTCATAAGGAGTTTCCTCATGGACATCCCCCTCTAGATCTTCAAATTCATCTTCTGGCTTGGTTCTTGGGTCAGCGACCACGGTGGAACTTCTCCTTGGTTTCGTAAAAGAAATCATCTTCTTCAATATCGTGAGTTGTCAGACTATCTGACAAATTGCGATGATGCTTCAAATGCTTTTTCTGACTTGTTCTGCTATCGGCTCGTTCTAGTGGACGACCATCCCGATCAACATTACCTTGCTGACTCATGCCTTTACTACCTTTGTAGAAATTAAATTTGGAAATGCGAGATCAACAACCTCGCGGTCAATTCCTGGAATCTCTCCAGCAATCATCTGCTCAATAACCATTGCCTCCGTTGGATGGAGGGATTCTAATAGTTGGGTGAGTAGTTCGTTCTTACGCTTCTCTGCCACGGGATTCTCCTTGGTATACAAGTAGAACCTACGGTATTCAAGCATCAGCGTAGTATATGACAATCCTTCGGGCGAGGGATCGGCGGTGTATGATGGTGCCTTTTCACAATACCAAGTTACCTTGGGATCGTAAGCATATCGGAGGACTTCCTGCAATGCAGTTGTCGAATGAGCGCGAAGAACATTCGCCTTGTCCTTTGGAGTCTTCTGTTCAGCGACCTTGGTCAAAATTTCAGAGATCAGTAATTGCATGGTGTATGCTCCTTGTCATACCTATTTAGTAGGTCACAAGGATTACTGTATCCTCATTTACCCGACCCTTTGCATCTTTTTCTGCCGTATTAGACTGACCAAATGCATTTTTTACAGAACGAATGCCGCCTTCCTCGCGGATAGCCTTGAGGAGGGGTTCGGGCTTGCGAAGTTTCTTGGACTTGGACTTTGAAGAATCAAATCCAATGATCGTAGTTCCCTTCACAGAAAGTCCCTCGCGGGTCTCTGCTTCAAGGATGGTACAAACTCGGGTCTTGGTATTGAACAAGACAACCTTCTCTGCACCAATGATCCGATAAGGAGCAACGGACTTGATCTTCCAAGTCGTGTCTTCCTTCTTATACTTCAGGCTCTTGACTGCCTTGACGGGATCCTTTGGCTTACGGCGGCGAGGCGCACGAAGTTTCTTTGAGACTTCAACCTGATGCTGACACGCGATGATGAGACAGTTGAGCCACTTCAAGTATTCCTTGAGTTGCTTCTTGCTGTAGATGGAGTATCCCTCCTTCAACTGCTCGTCTGCCTTGCCCTCAAGCACGGTCTCAATCGGATCAATCCTACGCTTGAACCATTCAGCGACTCGGCTAGCCTGAACCCCACGAATGTTCTTGCTCTTGATGTAATCTTCAATATCCTTGCAGCCCTTGTATTCGGTTGTCTTGCCGACAAAGAATGCATCTTCAAATTGCTCAAGTTCAGCGATCAAATTTGAAACTTGTTCGCGGATACGATCTTGAATATTGGGAACTGCATCCGCCTTTTCTTCCTCACGGATGGTCAGCCCCTTGGCTACAAGATATCGGACTCCACGCAGGAGCCTCTCCTTGCGGACTTCAGGAACAGGCGCACCTAGCGTCACAAGCCGCGCCAATACGCCCAGATTGCATCCTGGCTCGTTCGGAGCCACTTCATCGGCATCTACCGATACTCGCCCCGTGCGACCGTATGACTTGATCTGCGCGTCCGTAAACTTATGGGACTTCATAAATTCAAAAATCCAACGGCGGCGGTCATCCTCACTCGCCATATGGTGATACCAATTCTCTGCCCTAGCAAGAGCATAGGACTGTTCAATTGGATCTTTAGAAATGTCTGTCCATTGAGGCTCTAGACCCCAATGGGCTTTCTCTGAATTGATTGCCATACTCTCTATCTTATCATAAGAGATTTTTCTGTCAAGGGGGTTGACAAAAGAATCTGCATGGGTTATACTCATTCCAACGCGCCGAAGACACTCCAAGCGTTTGGAGTCGGCGTGTAAATCCTCATAAGAGGTATATTGTAATGTCAGAGAAGTTGGAAAGCAAGCCGCGCCCGAAGCCACAGAAGGTGTTCGTGCAGTCACTCAATAAGGTCGGTCAGGTCAAGCGGGTGGAGCGCGATCCCGTGTGGGGTTCGCAGTTCCTTGTCAGCGTGTACTCCCCTGAATGGATCGGGGACACCGCTCCCTATGAATACTTTTGGGTCAAGGAGTCCGATGTCTCCCCCGTGAAGGAGGACAACTGATGTCAATCATTGATCTCATGGAGATGGAGATTGAACTCCTCGCATTGGATCCCGCCGATCCTTCCAATTACGATCCTATCTCAGAAGATGAGGATGACGATTGGGATGATGACGATGACTTTGAAGATGACGAAGAGTTTGAAGATTCTGATTCCGATGAAGAGTCCGATGAAGACGAGGACGATGATTGGGATGACGAAGACGAAGAGTTTGAAGATTCCGATTCCGATGAAGAGTCCGATGAGGACGATGATTGGGATGACGAAGACGATGCGTTTTAATTAAACTCCACCTTGGCAACGGTGATCGACCACCGTCCTTTTGGCCCTATCGTCTAGTTGGTCTAGGACACTCCCCTTTCACGGGAATAACAAGGGTTCGAATCCCTTTAGGGTCACTTTCTGTTATAATCAAACACATGAACATTTTTTACCTAGATCCCGATCCAAGCAAGTGCGCCCGTATGCACAACGACAAGCATACGGTCAAGATGATTCTTGAATATACGCAACTACTGTCTACTGCACATCGTCTTCTTGACGGCAAGCAGTCTGTTGTCGTTGTCAACAATCGTAAACTCAAGCGTTGGTCTTTGGAAGATCCGCGCATGAATGCAAGCCTGTTCCTTGCATCGCATATCAATCACCCTTCTGCTGTATGGGCGCGAGAATCCGAAGATCAGTATCTTTGGCTCTACCAATTGCTCACGCATCTATGCAAGGAATACACGCATCGCTACGGCAAGACTCATGCGGTAGTGAATCGTTGTTGGCAAGAACTACGCAATCCTCCCATGAATCTCAAGGGCAAGAAGGGGTTCCGCGAACCGCCACAAGCAATGCCCGATGAATACAAGGTTGTAGGCGATTCGGTTAGTGCATACAAGAAGTATTACATTGGCGGCAAGGCAAAGTTAGGCAAGTGGACGAATCGTCCTACACCTGATTGGTGGCTCCTAAATACTGTACCTGACAAGGAGGTACAGAATGCCGTTCTATGATTATAAATGTGGGGGTTGTGGGCATACCTTTGATGAGATGCTCCGTATTGCCGATATGGAGAAACCAACCAAGAAGAAGTGTCCTTCCTGCGGTAAGAAGAAGGTTGAGATCGTTGTGGGTGCGGCTTCTATTGTGGATTCCGTTCGTATCGGTATTACCAAGCCAGATAAAGGTTGGCAAGAAGTCATGGCAAAGGTCAAAGAAGCCCACCCTCGTAATGATATGAAAAAGAAAAGCAAACAAGATTGGATGCACTAAATGAATTTTTCCAGACTACGGTCAATTGAAATCCCTGAACTTGGAAGATTCTATCAGTCTCCCACATCGGGCGAATGGTATCCCTCGGTAACTACGGTCACAGGATTTGAGAAGAAGGAATTTTGGGCAAAGTGGCGAAGCGATCCAAAGAACTTGGAGATCTCGCAGCAAGCCATTTCCCGTGGAAACAAACTCCACGAAATCACGGAAGCCTACCTCAAGGGTGAACATGAAGCCGTCAAGTCTGCACCGCTTGGCGACAAGACTCTCTTCATGCTTATCAAGAAGCATCTTGACAAGATCACCAATATCCACGGTCAAGAGGAATCGCTGTGGTCAGATACCCTGCGCCTAGCGGGACGGTTTGATTGTATCGCT